CAAAAAGTCGATCATGCGGGATCTCTGTCAGGTATGTATGCGATAGGTCAAGGATGTATTTCCCATGGATGAGTTTATGTTTTTTCAATGCGATTTCGATTTCGTCGAGTGTAAAACCGTATTTTTTTATCAATTCGTACTCAGAATCAAAAACAATTTTCGGTTTTCTGGGAAACGGTTCGCCCGGGTTAAGTAGTTCGGTGAGTTCAAGCATGGGCCGCCTCCTCCTCATGCGCGTCGATCCGCGCGATTATCCGCTCGGCCTGGTCGCCGTATAGTATCCGTATACACGGTTTGCAAAACCCGTGCGAGATAACGGTCGGTTTCTGGCTGATCCTCCATGCTCCATCTGGATATTTCACTCGACCGCATCGGCTACAGATAACGCCAAAACCACATTGGATGCAGACACCAAACTCAGTCAGGCCATCACAGGACCGGCAGCGTCCCCAGATGTCAGATTTTTTCGGAGGAGTGTAATTTATTTTCTCAATCACGCGCCAACTGAAGCAGGCCAGGTGATACGTCGATTTTCCGATCATCACCGTCGAGTGCTGTTTCCAGATCGGTCGCAGGCAGTGCATGCAAACCTCTCCGGTGTCGTTTTCGATGGATTCGAGTTCGAGCAAAAAACGGTGGAAGTGTGGTGTCCATTGGAGTGGGTAATTATGATATGTTCTCATGATAAAATCCCTTCTGTGCAGGTTTCAGAGTGGTTTTCCGCCGATTTTAATTTTCAGGTAAAACAAATCAGTTGAAGCGTCGATTTTGGGTAATGGCACATGGTACGTGCATGGCGCTATTGGATGATAGCAGCCGTGATACCATCCAAGCTCAAAGCGGCCGGCACGTAATCCTGCGCCCATGGTGTAGTCAGCCCGGAAGGGATAAAAATCGAATCCTTTAAGCGCCGGGAGCGAATATGACGTGAACCCGCCGTTGAGAAACACGTATTTATAAATTTCAGCCTCGGCGGTGTAGTCCACGAAGCAAGTCTGTCGGATGTTGACCAGTATAAAATCGTCCAGGTGGTCATAGAGTGCCATGCCGTGTCCCGGAATGATCCCGAGCTGCAGGACACCGGATACGAGGATGTGGGCAAGGAGAGTGCTCATAGGGCCTCCTGCTGATTACGTGATTTTTTATTCCAATAAGGACTTTTACACGCCGGACAAATCACTGGTTTCCATGTTTTAAAGCTTTCTCCGTCCGGACAACGCGAATTCCATTCGTGTCCACATCGCAAGCAACGATGTTCTTTTTCTGTGTCCATACAACCTCCTTGCTTTTTAAGATGAAAACTGGTATAATAATAGGTGTTAGTTTTAAGTGTTACTTATAAGATATATTCTATTCAAAATAAAAAGCAAGAAAAAAAATTACAAATAAAATAATTTAATTATGAGCTATGACCCGAACCGAAGAAACACTAATCTTCGTCATCGTCGTCGCGTTCAAAGTTTTCCTCTACCTCTGGTTCTGGCTTCGGCGGCGACGCTATACCCGCGTCGCGCGATGCAGATAGCGCCAGCTCCACAGCCAGTTTTTCTGTTATCGCGGCCCGAATCCACTCTGACCTCGGCATCGGTATCTTGGCGAACATTTCATTATGTAAACAAAGTTGGATTTTAATATTATACCTGAGAGGACGCCCGACACCGGGCTTATACCCCGCAGCCTCCAAAATCTGTTTTTTTGTACGTCCATCATACCCAGCCGCCTTCAAAATCTGCCTTTTCGTCAGCATGTTTTCCTCCTAAAACAAGTTAAATATGTATAGTTATACCAAAACAGCAACATCAATATAATACAAATATAATAAAAACGTATCAACACACTGCAAAATAACCTATAAATACAATATTGACATTGATTAAAATATCCCGAAAACAGCGGCAATATAACACAAACCACCAAATAAACAAATTTAAATATGTAATAAACATCAAATAATACATATTGAACAATATATAAACCCGTTAAAAACACCCATAATTAATATACCTATCTCCTAAAATTAATATTAAACAATATATTGGCAAATCATAAAAACACATTTTTTACATACAAAACATATTTAAAACTACGCCAAATACCCTTCAAAAACAGTGAGTGAAATCAGCTCACTCACGCCTACTCATATAAATCAATGGCTTAATCGAGTGTGCAATTCCACCACTACACGACCCTATATAGGCACCCAGATTCTCACGCGCGCGTCCCGCACGCACGCGCACATGCACGCGCGTACGTATACGTAATGTGTGTGTGTATGTATTATTATTATTATTATTATATAAAATATATAAATAATAATAACTTACAGGAGCCAATGCGTGTGCAATTTCTGACCTAACCGTGTGCTTGTGAGTATAAACTTACATTATAATAAAATACTACTATTAAAATCAATGGCTTACCTGTGCATAATTAAAATCCCTCTATGTAAGCCCATCACTGTTGCAAAAATGCAACATAAAACCGATAAATTTTAAAAAAATTGATACGTTTTCACGTTTTTTAATTATATTGTCGATATAAGTGTTGCAAAAATGCAACACGATCCATTGAAACGATGCAAAAATGCAACAATCAAAATCTATCGAAGTGAAGAAAAGACGGGTCGCGCGCGGACAAAAAGTCACGTCGACGCGCGCGCTCGCGTATGCAATCTTATCTGGTGTTGGTGGCATGAGTAAGCAAGCGGCGCGTAAGCGCTGTGGTTATGCGCCAACCTATTCCGCGATTGAAAAAACAAAATCCTTCCTACCTATTCAGGAGCGCATCGAAGCCGCCTGTGAAGTAGTTGGTGTAAGTGTCGAGGCAAATGCAGCGGTCCTGGGTGAAATAGCGTATAACCGAGATAACGCATGTCCTGAACGTGTGGGTGCAATCAGGGAGATCAATAATATGGCAGGATGGCGCGCGCCTGAGCGAGTAGAGGTACAGCAGCACACAACTAACGTGTCTATCCTGATCGACATGGTACGTAATAAGGGTGTAAGCATGGGTGAGTTGATAAGGCAGGCACAGTCAACCTGATTGATATAGTCGTTATGATATTACAATCTATTACAATGTTGTTAAGTGGGGTGATTGTAAATGTATATCATTAAAGCAGTTGTAAGTTTAACAAGATGGATTCTCAATCCATTGCGTTTAATATTTACCAAACTATATGCCGCCCCCTCCTTTTTTTCAGAAGACCCGGGGGGGTGTCCGCCAGCCGCGATGCCAGACAGAGTACATCCCTCCCCGCCTTCAAAATTTCCCATAAAACAGACTTTACAAATGGTAGATTATCACATATTATTGCTTGAGAATAAAGAGCGATTGAATATGGTTTTACATTCTTTGGAGACCGCTCGACCTCTGGGTGATGGTCGTTATTGGATTGTTGGGAGGTTTTCGAGTGAGGTGATTAATAATTTTTGTTCATACCGGGAGGCTATTAAATGAGAGTTTTCACGTCTCAGAACGTTCAGGGTTTGGTTTTTTACCGGGTGATGAAGAAGGTTGTACCGGTTGAGGCGTTGCAGATAGATGAAGAGTTTCAGGTCCCGACGTATGACGGGGATGTGTTGAGCGGGGAGCCTGGTGATTATTTGATTTGTGATGATTTAGGTTCGTCGTCGAGGGGCGTGTTGTCAGTGGTGAAGCAGTCTGAATTTAAAAAAGGTTATCGGTTTTATCGTGAGGATGTGGACGGATGAAGTTAACTGTGAAGTCACTGGAAGGCGACACACTGCTCAACGCGGTTCGGGAGATGGTAAGACTATACCCGACGCTTGGGCATGTTCCGAATACGGCTCAGCGTCGAATTTTGGTGCCATGGGAAAAGTCGCCGTATCCGTTTATGGTGGTGAGTTCGTGTGGGAACGGGACGGGTAAGACAAATGTGGTACCGGTGGATTTGGTAGGGTGTTTGTGTGGTCCGGAGTTTTTAAATGATTGTTGGAACCAAGGGCCAGGCATGAAGCCGATGGGAATGACTCATTACCAGTATTATCACGAATGCCGCGAGCTGCGGGAAAGGGGAGAGTTTCAATACCGGTTACTTTGTGGTCCGGAGGATATGAAGGAGGGCGGGTCGCTTTATGTTGAGATTAAGAAGTACATTCCGACCGCTAATTTTAAAGGGAAGACATCGACCGGGTCATACAAGCAGATTGAAATACCGCTGCCTTCTAATCCTTCGGTAAAAAATTACGTCGATATAAAAACATTTGACCAGGAAGTGACGACGCATGCGGGGGCGAACCTGCATCGGATAGGAATTAATGAGCCGCCGCCGTATCCGGTGTTTGCGGAAACGATTTCCCGTATTCGGTCGCAGAAGGGACAAGTACAATGCACGATTTTGTTGAACGCGACGATACTGGATGCGGCGACGTGGATCTTTGACCTGCAGGATGACGAATTTTTTAAGGGGAAGATCGTTTTTGTTCAGGGATCGATATGGGAAAACTGCGTCGGCGAGGAGGTGACCGAGGAAATCGCGGAGCAGCTGCTTGAAAAGTTGAACGTGTCTTTGGAAAAAGACCCGGATGGTCACTACCTCACGTATGGACACCTCACGCGATCGTCGATTGAAAACCAGATACATTTCTTTGAGCGGACAGACCCGAACCAGATCGAGGCGCGCATCTGGGGCGCAAACACACAGACATTTGGGGCGGAGTTTAAGACGTTCAACGTGTCGATTCATACCTGTTCCGCTCGCGTTATTCCTCGAAATGTGCCGGTATTTCAGGTGGTAGATCCGCACCCGGTGAAGCCTGACCTGGCCGGGTATTTTTTTGTTGATCCTCTTGGCCGGAAGCATTGGTTTGAGGAGTGGCCTCACCTTCCATGGGAAAAACTAAGCTCGCGTAATAAAACCATCGCGGAAATATGTGCAGAATGGACGGCGATCGAGCAGCGACTTGGGATTGCGGACCAGATTGCGTCGCGGATCGGGGACCCGAACCGATTTATGACCGCGGATTCAAGGGATAATTTGGCGCTTTGGGCGCTCTATGTTCCGCATGGGTTTTCGTTCAACTGCTTCGTGAGGGACAATCTTGAGTACGGGCACCAAATGGTACATAGTGCGTTGTACTACGACAAGAAGGTTGCGAAAACAGACCCGTCGGACATACTCGCGCAACCGGGAATGGATTTCACGGCGAACTGCGAGAATCTGATTAATTCATGCAAATTCTACGGAAGAAAAGCGCGCAAGGACGTTACCGCGTCGGTCAATGAATCCATTGAAAAGAAATGGAAAGACGGCATGGACATCATCCGATATGGAACGGTGTTCACAGCGGGAAAAACTTTTGACGAATTGTGTGGATTGAAGTCTGGGGAAAATGATGATTATTCCCGAATCAGGAAAAGCCGCGAGGAATATGACGAACCGTATGAAATCCCTCGGGAAAAATTAAAAGGGCGGAAATTTGTTTCGTTTGTAGGGGCGTAAATGTCTGATGTAAACCCGACCATGGCTTTCTCGCCATACGAAATCAGTGAAGACGACATCACCATTGAGGGACGCGAGTGGGATGATGATTTAATGATCCTCTTGTGGACCAGGCATATGCTGATTTCTGACCGGATGTTTTCGTATTGGAAGCCATACTACGACCGAGGGAAAACATGTTTTAACTATGAAAAGGGCGACATTTTTACAGCAAAACAGCGCAAAAAATACAAGAAGGAAGATAAAATCTGCGTTGAACCGCGGTTGGTGGAGCAACGTGTTTATTCGTTGATAGGGCAAATTCTTCGCGGGCGACGATCCGGCTCGATCACCACCGAGGGAGGGAGTCTTGATAATCCAAACGAGAGTTCGGTAGCATGTGAAATAGCATCGATCGTCATGAAAGACATGGAAAAAAAGTTTAAGGAGCGGCAACTTGAAAAGGATTTGCTTCACAATGCACTTATCAGTTGCTTCCCGAATTGGGCATGGATCGAGAAGGAGTCACCGTCAAAGGGAGAAGGGGTCCTGAAAGCAACTCTCCTACCCTGGGACTCCGTCGCGGTGGCTCCTTTTAATTTTCTTTACTCGAAGGATATTACCACTGTCGCGTATCGGTCGTTTCTTAAGGAGGCGGAGCTCCTCGACTATTACCCTGAAATGGAAGAGCAGATCAGGGCCCACCGGCAGAATTTAAAAGACAAAGACTACCAACTCGAATCCTCAATTTCAGAATGGAATACGTACCTTTCTTCGGAAGACAGGTCGACGCTTTTTTCTGTCATGACCGGCGGGCGCTCGTCCGTTGTGATGCCGGATTCTTTTTATGAAGTAATTAAGCGGGTTTTCCAGATTCGCCGAAAAGAGAAAATTGCGATAAACCTTGAGAACCCGAATGACTTTCACGTCCGGCCACCCGATTGGGACACCGAACGATGGAACGCATTTATCCAGGAAAAGAAAGATAACGGCGTGGAATACTCAGAAGATGAGCGCCTTGTCACTGCGCTCTGGGAAACCACCGGGACATCGTCGGGCCTCATAGTCCAGAATAAACATCACTGGTACCAGGAAAACGGACGCATGCCTGGGTCGGCATACTGGCCGGCAATGATCGATGCTGATGTTTGCGGACCCGGCGAAAAAATGTTGAGCAATGTATTGAAAGCCGCATGTGCGGAAACAGAATTCCTCGATGAGGTGATGAAGGGGTCTGGAAGTATTTGGCTTTTGCGGAATGGTTACATTTCCAACATTGACGAATTTCAATCGGAAGTATCCAAGGCCAACGGGACGGTTTTTATTAAGGGTGATTTTCCTGGACCGCTCAACAACGTTGCCATGCATATTGAGAGAAAACCAAATCCGGCAATGCTTGAATATGCTCAAAAAGTCAAGATAGACATTGAGGAAGAAACCCGATTAAACCAGAGCATGCAGGGTGCAAGCCAAGGCGATCAGTCTGGAGTCGCAAAATCGATGGAAATTGCCCAGGGAATGGTTGCCCAGACCGACTATGTGGAAAACTTCAATAATTGGTGGGAAGATTTTCAGGATTTAAAATGCTCCCTTATCCCTTATGGGTATGACCAGTACGACATCATCGAAATCGTTGACGAAAAAACCAGTCAGAAAAAAAGCGTTGAAATAAATGCGCCGGTCGCTGGGATTACCGGGGAGATCATCGGCGTTGCAAACGACCTGACCGCGCATAATTTCCGGTTTAAACTCCAACCTGTCGACGACTCCCCCACCGCGAAGGCCGAGGAACAGCGGCAGGCCATCGTTTTCCTGAACGCAGTGCCGGGTCCGCTCTCCGCAATCGATCCGAGCGGAGAAACGCTCGCCTACTTCATGATGTCGTTACCAAATAGAATACTTCAGGATGCCGGGAAGAAACTCCTGAGTGCGGCACAGGCACGCGCTCAACAGCAACAGCAGCAGGCCCAGACAAAGCAGCTTCTTGACGCCAACGAGCGCCTGCAAAAACTTAAAAACGAAGCAGACAAAATCAGGGCTAGCAAAATAATGTTCTCCGTTACCGGAGAGCAACTCGCGCAATTCCCGATGCTGGCTCAGTTATTAAATGAAATCGGATATTTCACGCCGCCGCCTCAACAATTACCACCGGAATCACAAGGCGCACTCCCTGCGCCTGAAGTTCCCGGCGCCGAGGTTCCCGCGGCTCAGGAATTACAGAATCAACCCGCGGCTCCACAACAGCCGCAACCACAACCAACCAATCAGGGGTAGGAGGAGATTTTATGGGTACGGAAAAAGAAACACCGGTCGCGGTCGATACCGGATCTACGGTCGATACCGGGTTTACAAGTTCAAAAGGTGAAGCGGAATACGCTACCGCCATGTTGGCGGACGATCCGGAATATCAAAAGTCGGTCAAGGAAGAAGCCGCGACAAAGGCGAAAGATGAACCGGCGCCAAAGGGTGACCCGGAGCCGAAACATGACGAGTCAACAGAACCAGAAACGTCGGAAACCCCCGATGAAAAGAAACCCGACGGCGATAAACTTGACGATGACGAACCCGAAGAGTCGCCGAAGGACGAACCGGAATACCAGGACAACGTCATCCCTGAATTGACAGGCAAGCAATTCGGTTCCCTGCCGGAAGACGTTCGCGAAATCGTCGCCAAGACCGCCACCCAGATCGAGGAATTGAAAACCAAAGGCTCGGAAGTTCAATCCCGGCTTGAAAAGCTTTTGACCGACCCAATCATCAAGCACCGCGAAGAGATTATGAATTCGGGCAAGGGCGACCTCACCTATGAATTGCCCACGATCACCGACCAATTGTTTGCGGACATCCTTAAATGCGTTGACGAAGACACCCCGGAAGCCAGAAAAAAGGCCCGCGACATACTCGGTGAAGTAGTAAAACAGGCGTCCGAACTTTCCGAAAGCAATGCGCGGATATTGGAAAATTCAAAATTTAATACCCAGAAGATGCTGACCTCGGCCGGAAAGAATTTGCTGAAACTCGGCGAATTAAATCCGGAATTGAAATGCGATATAACCGACCCGGAAAAATTGATCGCTACCCCCTTTGAAAAACTGGGCAATATCGGCAAGGTCCTTCTGAAACTTTCCGAGATGCAGAAGAACAAGACCATTTCAAGTGTGGCTAAATACATCAGCGAGAAAAGTCCGGAAGCATTATACGCAGAAATGGCCGTGGAGTTGGGACTTCCCGTGGTACTGAACGCCGACAAGAAAATCCGCGCCATCGTGAAGAAATCCAACCAGGCGTTTTCGGACAGGTTCAGAAAAAACAAGGACGGCGGCCAAATGCCCGCCGGAAAAGAAGTGGATTCCAGGAAGATCAAAAACGGCCAGATAGTCGACGGAATTGACATCGTAAAATTGGCGAACAACGACGATTATCACGAAAAAATGCTCTACAAAAACTCAGGCGATCTAAAATGGGTCGATAAAATTTCGAGACTTCGAGAAAGAGGGGAGCGGTTTCTAATTGAGAACCCCGACCAATCCTCCTCTTCAGGCACTTAATAAAACTTAACAGGAGGTTTGAGGTATGGCTGGTCAACAAACATGGGGAAACGCAGGGGACACTAACAATGCGTATATAGTAGTCCCGAAACGCGAGAAGGAGATTTACGTTAAGTCAACCTACAACACGATTGTGGGAAAGCTTAACGGAAATCGGAAAATGGGCACGCAGATTTTGCGCTTTGGCAACAAAACGCAAAACGTGTTCGTCGGAAATTCGAGCTGTATATGGGAAACGGAGATTTCTTCGGGGAACGAATCCCGTATTACCATGATCGAGAACCGGGCGGGCATGCCGTCGGGTTATGGCGATTATCCCGTACAGAGTGGAAACTACGACAAATACAAGCATTCACAGGTTTGGGTGAACCAGATCGATTCCGAGGCCGTGCCAGTTCCTGGACGATGCAGCCTCAAGCAGGTCAAGGACATTCTCAACGATCCCAAGGGCGACGCGCTCAACGGCCTTGAAGTGTGGTCCAGCGGGGAAATCGATTGGGAATTCCTCATTTCCTGTCTGATGGGAGCGTCGAAAAACCTTCTGTCAACCACGCGCGGCGGCTTAGGGATTACCCTCCCGGGTTGCTCCGCCGGTCAGACGCGTTCCTGCTGGAACACCTACGTCGTGGGTAACGGTCTGGTAACGCAGAACACCACGCGCGCAACGTTCGAGGCCTCGTGCGGTACGGCGTTGTCGGGTTTGAGCGACAATGCGCTCTACGCCTTCAACTACAAACAGCATAACCTCATGCTCGACCTGATCGGGTCGCTGTTCTTCAAGAAGAGCGAAGTCGGCGGGAAGAGTCTGAACGCTGTCGTCCTGTCGGACCCGTGGTTGCTGGCCCGGTTGGCCGCAACAAGCGGCGATTACGACATGAAGATGAGATCGGCGTTCATGGGTAAAGGTTTCGACAGTCCGTCAATCGACAACATGAGTCCCATCGTTCTGGATGACGTCATGTACATCCCGTGCGAACAACTCAAGAAGTTCCGCGCTTCGGTAAGCACGAACCCGATTTACGGCCCCGGCATTACCTCTGATCCTCGTACGTATACCAACACGCAGAAAATCTGCTGCCAGATTTGGATGGGCCCTGGCGCCATTCTTCGGGCAACGGACCGGCGTATGTGGGTGACGGCGGCGCAGGTTGATCAGCATAAAGACCAGTTCGAGTACGCCTTGCATTGGGATGATGGTTTCGTACGGCGCGACTGGTTTGCGAAAGACGGCCGGACCGAATTTGATTGCGACAGTATAGCAGTCGGATGGTGGTACGATCCGGGAGTTGAAAAAGCGTTTGCCGCGTAAGGCTAAACGATGAAGTCGGGAGGTTTTCGGACCTCCCTGTTTCCTAAGAAAATTTTTTAAAGGAGTTTTAAAATGTCAGTACCTACGGTTGCACAAGACAAGCTCGGCATAGCAAACCTCGTTCCCGAGGGTGTTACCGCGCTTGGAGCACAGGCCAAGGTCGAAGGCCTGCAAAATATATTTGCCGGAATTCAGGCCAACTGGTCCGGTTCAGGCGACGGGATCCTTGCACAGAACGACGTTTGGTTCATCGGAGGGCGATTGGAACCGACCGCCTCCGATTATACCAACGCGCCCATCGGGTCTCTTTTCTTTTGCTGGCATACGGACAGCGCGAAAACAAACCCGTACGATTCGAAAATCTTCATCAAAACCCAGTACGGTTGGGAACAAAATGACACGATGCTCTATGCATCGCTGACTCTTTCCAATGCGCAATTACTGGCCCTTTACACCACGGCCATACAGATTGTCGCTGCTCCCGGAGCGGGAAAAGCGATAGTCCCGATACGGGTGGTATATCAACATATTTACGGTTCGGCGGCGTTTTCCCTGAGCAGTGTGGTGGACCTGGAGATCAAGTATACCGGCACGAGTGGCGCGGCCCTCGTGAAGTTTCCGACCACGGGCGTGTTGGATCAGACAGCGAACACGAGTTCGTGGGGCGCACCGCAGGCCAACGCGATCATGGCGGCCAATGCCATAGCGGTCGTGCATTGTACCGGGGCCAATCCTACCAGTGGCACAGGTTGCACAGGTAAAGTCGGGTTCTGGTATAAAGTGATGGACGTTTCCGCGATCTAAACGGGAAACGTGTGATGGCGGGTGCCGGAAACGGCGCCCGCTTCGTATGAAACTTAAAATAATGGAGAGTATTATGAATCAGTTCGATCCTAAAATGATGGTCATGGTCCTGGATGTTACCGAGGGAGTTCCCCCGGACATTCTGTATTATAATTACGGACCCAATCAGGAACTTCGTTCGTTCGAACCCAATTTCGACCTTGGTGTTCCTTCGTATTCGCTTCCCCGCGATTACGCCGAACGACAGCTTGAGAATGCCGGGGGAAGAACGTTCCTTCTGTATTCCCCGAACAAGTTGATTGTTCGGAAGCCAAACGGGCGCGGCGGAACGTCGTTGATTACCCTCAAGGCTGTTAAAAAAGGCGAAGACGGAAAATGGATTGAAAAGACGGACGCCGAAATTGAATCCGAGGGTGCACCCGCGGTCAATCCGGTTATGGAAAAAGCCGTGGCGGCGGCGAATAGCGTGGCGGCGGCGGCAGTCGTTCCCGAACCTGTCGCGGATGAATCAGAATCGGAACCGGTCAAACCCCAACGTGGTCGCTTCGGTAAAAGGGTTTCATAATGGCTACGCTCGCGTTATACGTTGCGCTTTTGCCTCCGATCCTGAAACAAAAATTTCCGGACGCGTTTTGGATTTCCTCGGCGAATAATATCCTTGAAATATTATCGAGCGAGGGAATCCTTCGTGAATTGACGTATCAGAAAGGGGTGATCGTAAAGTATCAGAAATGGATTACCCCTCCTGGCAATTATCGACAGGCGAAAAAGGTTTTTTCACCCACGGATTGGAATTCGGAATTTCCGTTCATTGAAGACGACGGGAAATTGATGTTGACCAATCAGACCGTGGACGAAGATCCCGCGCCGGTATCGCCATTTGCGTTTTCTAATTCCGCCGTTGGTTCGATTACTGTTCAAAGTATGAATCCTGGCGCCACATCGAATCCTATGGACATTTTGCAAAGTGTAGCAACCGGACAGAACTGGCAAGGAATCGCGATGTCCTCCGATGGGACCATTCAGACTGCCGTGGTTTTCAGCGGGTACATCTGGGTGTCGACGGATAGCGGGGCGACCTGGACGCAAAAGGCGACGTCGTTGAACTGGTACGGCATCGCGATGTCCTCCGATGGGACCATTCAGACTGCCGTGGTTTATGGCGGGTACATCTGGGTGTCGACGGATAGCGGGGCGACCTGGACGCAAAAGGCGACGTCGTTGAACTGGCGCGGCATCGCGATGTCCTCCGATGGGACCATTCAGACTGCCGGGGTTTATGGCGGGTACATCCGGGTGTCAAATTCAACGGCGTTTTCCCAGGATGATTTAAAAGACCATCTTTTTGTCATAACCGGCGGAACAAAAGCAGGAAACACGTTCGTGATTGCCGGAAATGATGCGACTATTGGCAGATCGACGAAAATATATTACCTGCATGTTTTGTCAACCGCATTGGCAATCGGTTCAGAAATCACCGCGGCTATTGTTGTTTCGCCGGACAATTATATCATGCTTTCTTATCGGGGGAGTTTTGTTGAAATCGCGGCAACATCGGACGAAATTCCGATAAATAACAATCACGAACATCAGATCATGCGGTCCGGATTGTCGATGCTTGGCTTTGAGCAATTGCCCTCCGGTCCGAATAATCCTATCGCAAAAGACTGGCGCGCTTATTTCGAACGAGTACTCATGAAAATCCGTGATGAATTTTTGTCAGGTGGAAATCAGACTGATGTGAAATCCCGCCGGTGGATCGGCATGATGGATGATGACGAAATTGATACTTTCCCTGACGAGGACGACACCTAAATGATTAAACTCCCCGACAGAAGCCAGGACAGCGGGACCAGCGGTTATTATCAGGGAATGAATACCCTTGACGATCCGTTCACGCTCAAGCAGGGAGAATGCCAATTGCTTGAGAACGTGACGCCGATTGATCCGCTCGATCCGCGCGAGGCCCTCGTCGATATTTTCACGGAAGTAACCGCTCGCGGGTATGGATCGGAACACACGAAATATACTCCGGGCGCGGTTTATATGATCGGTCCGGACGGGAAAGAATATCTTTTCAACTGGACGCAAAACGTTACCACCACCACGGTCTATAACCTCGAAGTCGTGAATATCACGGACCATACCCGCGCCGTTTTAATGAGCGCCCTTTTTGCTTCCTCAACCGCTCATTTTTCCATGCTGAAAATTTACAATTCGGTATATTGCCTGTTCGACACCGCGATAACGACGAATTATACTAATGCGTATTTAAAAAGGAACGTCATTATTTACTGGACGGGAAGTGCGTGGGGGTTGCGGGCCTGGGGAATTGATTGCGTTCCGTCTCTGAATATTATTAAAACAGATGATGCGAATCTAACAAATTTTATTATCGCTACTGGATATAATTCCTCGGTTGTTTTTAAGAACAAGGTGTGGGTCATTGGGGGTATAGATGGTTCTTCAAATCCTTCTAAAAAGGTTTATTATTCCGACAACGGGAACTCCTGGACAGAAGCGGGAACCGACGCATTGCCGGTGGCAACGTGGTCACATACTTCGGTTGTTTTCAATAATAAAATGTGGGTGATCGGGGGATGTACTATATCTGAGACCCGCAAAGTTTATTCATCCTCTGACGGCATTACTTGGACAGAAGCGGGAACCGACGCGCTGCCGGTTGCTACCTCTCATCATACTTAGGTTGTTTTCAATAATAAAATGTGGGTGATCGGAGGGTATAATACCCGCAAAGTTTATTCATCCTCGGATGGAACTACTTGGGCGGAAGTGGGAACCGACGCGCTGCCGATAATTAAAAGAGATGG